CGCACAGGTGCGGCTCGTCGTCCCAGCAGGCGTCGGCGATCGCTTGGGCCTCGTCTCGGGGCAGCCCGCCAGTCGTGGGCGGCGCGAGGGGCGGCGCCCACGATTCCCACGACGGCGGGCTGATCGTCACTTCGCGGCGGCCTTGCGGCCGGTGCCTGCCTCGTCGGCGTCGCCCGAAGCGGGCGGCGGGGGGGCCAGGTTGAGCAGGTTCGTCTTGGCGAACGGGACCGCCCCGGTGGGCACGCGCGGCGTCACGGGCTTGACGATCCCGCAGGCGAAACGAGCCCATATCTTGCACGGCACCACGTTGTCTTGGAACCCGGAGACCGCGATCGTGCCGTCCGGGTTGGCGATCGTGCCGGACGGGTCGATGCGGAACCTGATGTCTTCCCGCACGCCGATGACCAGGTACTCCCACGCCCCGGTAAAGAAGTCGGTCGCGGTGACCTGCGCGTACTGGCTGTAGGCGATCGGCTCGCCGTAGAGGGTGGGCCGCGTGCCGGAGCCGACCTGCTCGGTGCCGAGCAGCAGCGACCCGTTCTTGTCGCGCACCCCGCGGAACTGGCCCTTGGCGCCGATGTCGGCCGAGTGCCCGCTCACGCTGAGGCCCTGGCCCTCGACGTAGCTCATGGCGTTGTTCACGGCGTCCACCGCGTCGATCGCCGTCGGGAACGTCCCGCCCCCGCGACCGACTTCGTACGCCACGGCGGCGACCCCGCCGACCGGGAAGCTGGCCGGGACCTGCCCGACCGCGCCGCCGAACATCACCGTCTCATCGAGCTTGATCGCGATGGCCTCAGCCATCTTCGGCCGCGCCCAGTTCCACAGGTTGATCGTGTTGTCATCGAGATACTGCTGCGGGATCGCCACCACGGCGGCGATCTCCTCAGCCGTGATGATCTGCGGCTTGAGCTGGAGGTCGGTGTACGGCTTGCGGCCGGTCCCGGCGGGCGGCGCCCCGGACCCGTGGACCCACGCGGCTGACGGGAGCTTGCCGGTCACCGGAAGCTCGGTGATCCGGGTGCCCATCGGCATCGTCTGGGCGAGCTGGAGCATCGCCGAGCGCTGCTCCACCTCGTCAATGATCTGCTGGCTGTACTCGTGGGGGATGATCCCCGAGAAGTCGGATAGAGGCACGGCGGCCTGCTTTCAGCGAGACGGGTGGACAAGGTCTCGCCGCTTTCGCGCTGGCCAGGCCGCATCACGCCGCACCTGGCCGGGAGCCCGGATTCGGCTACCGGCTGCCGCCGCATCACGCCGCACGGCATCGAGCGTCAGCATATGCCTCGCTTGGCCGACGATCCAGCCGCGCCGCTCTCACCCCCGCTGCTGCTGCTGCCTGAGCGTCTCCCGGAAGAAATCCGTCTGCCCGTTGGCAGGCTGACGGGGGCCGGTCGGCACGTGCCCGCCGGGGGCCGGGACCGCCGCCAGGTGCTCGACCAGCTTCCCGATCCGGGTCTTGTCGGGCTGGCCCTTGTCATCGAGGAGCTTGCCCAGGTCCATCGCCGCGAGCGCCGCGTCCGGGTTGGCGATCTTCCCGGCCGCCTGGACCTTGAACTCAGCCGCGACCATGACCAGCGCGGCGTCCCGCGCGGCCTCGGCCTTGCCCTCCTCGCGGGCCTTGGCGATAGCCTTCTCGGCCTCGGTCATGCCCTCGGCCCTGAGCCGGTCCAGCTCCTTCCTGGCCTCGATCCGCTGCCGCCGCTCCTCCTCCAGCGAGGCGGTCAGCTTGGCCACGTCGGCGGCGGTCGGCGCCGGGGGCGCGGGCGGATCGGGCGGCTTCGGCGGCGCCGGGGGCGGCGGGCTCGGGGGCGCGGGCGGATCGGGCGCCGGGGGCGGCGCGGGCGGTGTCGTCATGGTGGCCTCCTAGCGGCCGGTCAGGCGCCCCGGTGTCGGGGGCGAAGGCTCAGGGGCCGGGGGCTCGGGGTCCTCCAGCTCGGCGGCGCGCAGCTCACGCCACCGGTCGATCTCCTGCGGGGTCGCGCCGTACCGCTCCCACAGCACCTCCACCGGCACGCCGAGCGTCCGCATCTTGACCAGGCTGTCGGTGAGCTGGCCCAGCGAGCGGGTCTCGAAGTCCGCCCACACCACCTCGGCGGCCAGGTTCGCGGCGGCCGGGGAGCCGACCAGCGACAGCGCTATCCGCATCGCCTCCTCGTCGGCCTCCCCGATGTGCAGCGCCCGCCGCCCGATCTTGGCGACCAGCCCCGTCTCAGCCGCCCGGATCGCGTCGGCGGCCAGGTTGACCACCCGGCCCAGGAAGTAGTGCGGCGGGGTCTGCGAGATAGCCGAGATCATGTTCACGTCCTGCTCCACCGAGTCGAGGTAGCCGCGCAGCGTGGACTCGGGGATCGACCCGAACCGGGCGTCGGGGTTCTCCGCGATCAGCAGCCGGTCGGCGCCGGTCTCGAACGGGCTCGTGTACCTGACCGACTCGCCGTCGTCGGTCTTGACGACCGACCGGTTGAGCTTCACGCCCGACGCCCAGATCTGCCGGAACGCCGCGTAGTCGGTGGCGACGAGCCGGTTCCACAGCGTCGTGTTGATCCGGTCCTGGATCGTGGCGACCGACTCAAGTTCCGACCGGGGCGGCTTGAGGGTGCGCGGCTGCGGCGCGACCTCCACCAGGCCGACGACCCCGGCCGGGTTCCGGGCGATCTCCGGGGCGGTCCCGTCCGGGTGCCACGTCACGATCTCGTCGGGCGTGATCAGCACCTCGGTCGCGTGGCCGCCCCAGTGGTCCGCGAACCGCTTGTACCCGGCGACCCGCTTGCGGCGGTTCCCGGCCTCGTAGAGCACGCACGCCTGCATCGCGGATTCAACCGTGATTGACACCCCGACGCCGCTGTCCGGGTCGGGCTGCACCAGCAGGAACGAGGAGCCCATGACCAGCGCGTCGGTGTGCAGCAGCTCCGAATCGGCGTCCATCTTGTTCGCCTGCCAGAGCTGCCACGCCAGCTCGTTATCGGCGTCGGAGCCGAACCGGAACCCGACCACCTTCAGCCGCTCGGCCACCGCCGAGACCACCAGCTCGCAGAAGTTAGCCGCCGACTCCTCCAGCAGGTTCCTGAACTCCCGCCGCTGCTCGGTGGAGAGCGTGGCGATGATCCCGGCCTCGTTGTCGTAGTAGGTCTGGAACGACGCCGCCCGGTGCGCCTGGAAGTCCAGCTTGTCGGCCGCCGCCACCCGGAGGTCGTCTAGGTCGCTCACGGGCTACCACCACCCGGCGATGTGGCCGACCGCGATCGTGATCACGATCAGGCAGCCGGTCCCGATCAGCGCGATGGCCGTCCCGATGCGGATGTTCATGATGCCTCCCTAGAATCCAGCCGCCGCGTAGTCATCGGCCCGCGCCGACCGGCGCAGCGCCCGGTCCAGGCCCATCACGGCGGCCACGATGCCGTCGATCTTCTCCGAGCTGCGCGCCTTGTCGAACTTCACGTTTCCCGCGCCGTCCTGCCGGGTGACCGCGTTCGCGGCCTGCCACGACACGATCGCGTTGTGCCCGTGGTGGAACTCGCCCGCCGCGATCAGCCGCAGCAATTCCGCGGACGACGCGCTCATATTGCGCGCAGATTGCGCGAACGGCACCATGACCCACCCGTCGTCGCCCAGCTCCACCGCGAGCTGCACCGCGCCCCACGGGTCGAACGCCATCTCGCGGATGTCGTACACCAGCCGGTCGGCGTTCAGGCTCGACCGGATGCGCTCGTAGTCGATGACCGGCCCCTCGGTCAGCACCAGCTCGCCGCGCGCCACCCACACCTCGGCCTTGCCGCCCGTCCGCCGGGACAGGTCCGCCAGCCGGGGCGCCGGGCAGAAGTGGCGCCAGATCACGTCGTAGCCCTCCGCGCCGGGGAACACCAGCGCGTAGGCCGCGAGGTCTTGGGTGGCCGCCAGGTCGAGCCCGCCGAAGCACTCCCGCCCGGCCAGCACCCCGGCCAGCTCGGACCCTGTCAGCTCACCAGCGGATTCCTCCCACACCGGCATGGAGATGGCCCGGCCGATCTTGGACACCGGCTGGTTGAGGCGGAACTGCCGGAACGACCGCTCGGCGGCCGGGTTCCGCTGCGCCGTGCGGCACTCGGCCGCCAG